TTATTTGTCGAGTTTGACAAGTTTGGTTTTCCGTTTGTTCAATTCGACCTCAAAATCAGCAACAGCACTTTGCGTCTGTCGCGAGCGATCGGCCCTTCGTGAATAATGTTTCGCCATCGCTTCGGTAGCGTGCCCGAGAACAAGAGCAATTGTGCCGTTGTCTTTTTCCATCTCGGCAAGGATCGTTCCCACAGTATGACGGAGACCCTTGAGGGTGAGGCCAGGCTGTACAGCGCCGCTTTTTTCTAGCTTCTTTTTCAACTTGTCCCAGTTGGTGCTGAAGCCATTATAGGTCCAAGGCTTCCCGCGGCTGTTTGCGCACAACGTTATCGCATCATGTTTCGGCGCAGTCGCTAACGCTGCTCGTACCGGCTCGAAGAGGGGCAAATAAACAGGTTGGCCCGTTTTGTGACGGCGTGTGTCGATACCGGCCGAGGAAACGGCTGTCCGAGGGAGCTGTAATGCGTCTTGGGGGTCGAGGCCGTAGAACATCATGAGGCTGATTGGTAAAACCATCTGCGGTGGCAGGGAGGCTAAGACTGTTTCACGCTCATGGTCCGTCCAAGGTCGATTCGCATCCGCGAGATTCTTGGGACGTTCTGCGACGCTGACAGCTTCGACGGGGTTCTCTTTTACGTAATCATATTCAAGACCCCAGTTGAAAAGGAGCGACAGAACAGACCGAACGTAGTTGGCGAATCGGAACCCCTTTTTCAGTTCCGCACGATCGCGAATTTTCGCCACGAAGCTTCGCGTAAACTTCTCAAGGGGAGTATCATCGATCGGCTGCAACCAGTCGAACACCCGCTGATAATCGGCTCGGGTACGTTCCGCGCGCTTCTTGAATTTAGGGCTAGCGCGGTATTTTTTTATCAGCATCCCAAGCGTGCCGGGTCTGGTCTCACGCACCTTGTGGAGTTCATTTATTCGATGCACTTCCATATCGAACGCGAGGGAATACGGCTCGAACTTGGTGCAATCGATTTTCTCGCGACTTTGCCGATGGTAGGCACGCCATTCGAAAGGCGGCTTTTTATCCCGGAAGATTTGCCAGCCCTTATACTTGTTTACCCTCTTCTCGCGATCCGCACTCATCCGAGCCGCCCGAGAATGTCCTCATCGTTACCAGGTGCGCCGGATTTCAGGCTGTCCACCCATGCGTCAAGGTCGCGCATATCGTAGAGGTTGGAACCGTCTGGCATCGCCACTGGTTGCACTGAGCAGACGCCAGGGAAGCGCTTCGTCGGAAGCCCGACATATTCGCTGGCCTCTCGTGCCGATAACATGCGGCGGGGCGAAACTTTGATGTTGAGTGTTGCGCTTGCCATCAGTCCGAAACCTCGTTCTGTGTCGCGGGACGCGGGTTCCAACCTTCGATTTGACGGACTTCGTCAGTATCGAGAACCCCGGTATCAATTGCAATCTTGTGGGCATTCCAACGGGTCTCAGGATCACCACGCAGGAAGCCCGAGAGGTCCATTTCAATTTCGTATGCACTGGACGACGGGAAAACCGATCGAGCGAATTCGGCCTCGATCTTTCTCGCCCATGGGGAAAGACAGAACGTTGCGAACCACAGGCCCGCTTGGGCCGCGTTCGTAAAGGTATTGTTCTCGTAGCTCTGCACGATCGGCGGCGGAACCTGGAACAGACGACAAATTTCGATGACGCCGAAACGACGTGTTTCGAGCAATTCGGCATCTTCAGGCGAAATCTGTGCAGCCTTCCACTTCAATCCTTCTTCGAGGATCGGAGTTTTCCCCGCGTTGTTTGCGCCACTGTAGCGATTTGCCCAACTCTCCCCGAGTCGCTTGGCAACCTCCGCTGAAAGTTTCTCGTCTGTTTCCAAAACCCCGCTCGGGCTCGCACCGTTGCGCAAGAAAGCCGCCGCATGCTCGTTAGCTGCGTGAACACTGTTGACCGAATCTGCAGCCCGTGAAAGCCGCGAACGTCCAACCTTGCCGTCATCGGTTCGGTCGCGAAGGTGAATAACCTCCCCCTCAAGATAACGTCGTGTGCCGCGCTGGTCGGAAACGTCATAAGCCAGCCGACCGCTTTGCAGCTCGGAAATAGAAACCATGTTCCAAGGGATGTAGCGAAGGCCGCTCAATTGACCGTTGCTACCGTTTTCGATGACGGCGACACCATTCCCGCTCAACAGAGTTCCGGCAACAAGATGTTCGACAAAATCGGGCCAACTCATCTGATCGTTGGCACCACTACGCACCAGGCGGGCGAGAGGATGTGAAGGAACTTCGGCGCGGTTACCGTTGGTATCACGACGATAGACGATCACTGGCACGTAGGCGAGCGCCGTCGAAATGGCATTCACACAGGCAAGAACGGCAGAGAGATTTTCGGCCGCACGCGGTGACAACGAAGAGAAGCCGCCTCGGATCCCGAACCATTCAGCCAGGTAAGGGTCATCAGACTTAATTGCCTGTGAGGCACCTACACCCGGAGGCAAACCGAGCGAACGTGTCTCACGGCCAAGAATACGCTTAATCAAACCCATGGCGTGCTCCTGCCAAAATCAACATTCTTCGACGGCGCTCGAAATCCGATTCACCACGAGAACGAAGGGCGATTTCTGTATCGGGATATGCCGGCCAAGCACTGACGATTGAAATTTCTTTCAGGTCCACGGTGTGGAGGGTGCGCTTTTCACCCGACCATGTCTCGCCACCTTTGGGGACAACAAACCCGAACGACATGCCGCCGAGGTCACGACGTTCGGCAAGCGCGAGAACGTCACGTCCTGCAGATGTGTCGGGAAGATCGAGGCTAAATGCGAGACCCCGAGAATCTTCCGTCAGGCGCAAGGTGCCAGACTTTGTACGCCCGAGAACCCTACTCGCATCATGATCAAGCAGAGCGAGAACGTCACCAGTCAGGGCGGTGCGAAAAGCGCCGGGGGCAATCACTTCAGTGAACCCACCGATCCGCGCTTCTGTGCCAAACGTTGCGGCGTAACCTTCTAGCCGCCGCCCGTTGGTGCGTAGTTCGGTGAATGTTCGCCGTTCGATGTTGCCCCCGGTCATGATCAGATTTCCGCGTAGGAAAAAGCTTCGGAATGTCTGATGCCCGTATCGGCATCAAGGAAGGCATGAAGGAGTGCACCGCCATTCGAAGCGACGTCGGGATGATACGGGTTCAACAGAAGGTCAACCGCCGACCAGTACCCGATATAGAGCTCGCCCCACTGCCCATACACCAGCGCCGACTTGTTGCCGCCTGTTCCGATGTTGGTCGGAACCTGAGTCGTAACTTCCGCCCGCGTGTTGTGGAACAGTTCGGATACAGGCATGATATGACCATCGCCGTCCTTGAGCTTCCGAACCATCTTCATAACAGTCGGGTTCGTGAGGAATGCCGCCGTGCCGGTGACGTCATCCAGTTCAAGTTCAGAAATCAGGTTAGCCGTAGTGTCCGAGAATGCGGTTTCCGTGGTCACCTTCGACACGTTCGCAGTGTTCAGGATCCCGATCGGCGCGGTTACACCATTGCCGTCGATTGCTGCGGCGTCGAGCTTCTGAGCAAGCAGGAAACCCAAGTCACGACGAAGAATGCTTTCGATAGCAACGCTGCTCTGAATCAGCAGACGGCGCGACATGCGATATTCGCCAGCCACCGTTTTCGGGCTCATCGAAACCCGGCCAAACGTTGCGGCCGACCTGGTGACGTCTTGATTTTCGCCTATCCAATTGGCCGAACCACTGGAAAGCAAATTCGGCAGATCGAGGTCGCCGACAAGACCGCGAAGGACGGTCGCCCCCATGGCTTCAACCTTCAGAGCGGGGCGGAAACGGTCGGCGAGCGGACCAAGGTCGGTCTTGACGGTATAGCCGCCCGACGGGTCGGAAGCGACCATTTGGCCGGCACGCTGTTCGGCCGATCCGAGGAAGATTTCAGACGGCACGGCGAGATGAATGCCAGCACCCGAACGGCTTTCACGGCCCCGCTTCATTTCCTGGTCGATCTCAGCTTCACGACCTTCCAGGCGACCATTCATCGCGCCAAGAATGGCCTTGCCAAGATCGTAGTGACGCACTTCGTCAGAGAACTTCGTGTCACCGCTGAGAGGCCGGCCGACTTCCACACGTTCGAAAGCATCGATCTTCTTCGCACGGTCAATCTGAGCGTCGATCGAACGAAGTTCGGTTTCCGCCGTGTTGAACGCTTCAGAATTGTTGGCTTCGTGTGCGTCGGTCATGGTCTTCAGCGCGGTGTTGCGCTTTTCGATTAGGTCTTTGAGCTTGAGTGTCATGGTAATTGTCCATCTATGGGCCGTTGCCCGGTTACAGAAGAAACGGCAAGAACTTTGTCAGGCGTTGAGATTACGTCGAAACACGGGGAGATAATGGACACCCCGACGCTTCATTTCTTCTTCGGCAAGATCGGCCATGGCGCGTGTCAACTGTGCAAACCAAGCAAGTTGAGCGTGGGACAGTTGGTCCAGCTTGCCGCCCGTGACATGCTCAAGGGCTTCTGATGCTTCGTTCTGGATTGCAGAGGTCATTCGCCGCCTCCTAGTTCTTCAGCAACGCGACGGGCGATCGTTTCGCGAATCTGTTTGATGTCGAAGTGCTGCACGTCTTCGACGGGGTAACCGGCAAACCTGGCCTCTAGGATCTCTTCAGATTTGAAAATGTCCTTGAAAATCCAAACATTTCGATTGCCGGGCATAGCAGTTTCAACGATCGAAATGTACCGCGCATCCGGGTATGAACGCGCCTTCTCGGACACCCAACAGGCAAGTTGACCGGCCATTTTCGCATGAACTTTTCTGTCGAGAAGTTTTCTGAACAGATAAAGCGTTAGCAGATCATGTTCGCTGAACTCTCGCGACCGACCTCTGATCGTTTTCGGAAGACAGGGCATGCGACCGGCAGAGACGTTCTCGTTAAGGCGGTCGGGATCGATCCCAACCACACGGCACGCCTGGTTTGTGTTAAGAATAAGGTTATTCATCGTGGAGCCTCGTTTCGAAGTGAAATTGCCATGCAGTAGAAGAAAACGCAAGAACTTTATGGAGGGGCGATGACCGTGTCAGTGGACGAAATTCGCCAAGCCATGAAAACCCTCGCTAGAGCCATTAAAACCCAACCGTACGGTGAGCAACTTTGGCCCATCTTCGAGAGACTTGAGCGCGAGTTAAAGGCTGCAGAAGACAAAGAAGCACGCTTGAAAACAGCCTTGGAATACGAGCCGAAAAACTGAAGCGCCTTCACAGGAACCTCTCTTTGGTGTCCGTCATCAGCTTCGGCATTTCGCCCTTAACCCGCTCGAACGCACTTTTACTCGCAACGCTGACAATCGTCCCACTAGCAGTCCGAATCCGCTGATCAGCAATTGACGCCATTCGGCCCGAGTCATCGATCAAGACGATTTCGACTTCGTCACGACTTGATTTCTTCGCCATCTCCGAAGCGCTCGGGCTGTTGATCTGGACAGGAACCTTGCCACCGGCCGGAAGCGGAATAACCGCTTCCTGACCGTGCACGACGCCGACCGCCTGCCCGCGCCGACCACCTGTGTTCGGTGTGCCGGATGCGAACCCGAAAATCTTCCCTATGCCACCGAGAATAGCGCTGAAGATGCCTTTTCCGCCACCGCCGCCCATCGCTCCGGCACCAGAACCAAACGAGCCCAAAAGGGCGTTCGTGCCCATATCGAGCAGCTTATCAGCGAGCTTGTTCAAGGCATTCGACAACGCTTCAGCGCCCGACTTCCCTGCCTTCAGATCAGACAGGAAACCCTTGAAAACGTCCTTTTCTAGGTTCGCCCATTCTTCGGCGTTCTTCTGGATATTCTTCTGTTCTTCAGAGAGTCGTTTTGCTTCCGACGAGGCTTCAGCGTAACCGGTCGCCAAAGCCGAAATCTGTTCACGCAACTGCGGTGTGATTTCCATCCCGGCACGTTGCGCGTCAGCAAGTAACTTCTGTTCGGCCTGCGCTTTTTCCATCGCGAAACCGTAATCTTTCACAAGGGGATTGATTGCCGCCTGTGCAGCCGTCGATTCACGAAGCGCGGCAGTCCGTTCCCGGATCCCTGCAACTTCATCCTTGAAGGCATTAGCACCGCGTCCGCCGCCCCCGGTCTTCTTCGGCGTGTAACCATCGGGCAAACCGGTCAGCTCGATCTTGGGGCGTTCTGTCGGTGTCGGTGCGTTGCCGAACGGCTGGAAATCTTCACCGGAATAAAGCTTGCCGCCTTCCGAGAACAGCGGTGACAACGACCCGAGCGGCGGGCCATTCTTGCCCACGGTCAACGCGTTCAGTGACTCTTGGTCAAAAATTCGCGCCTGGGTAATTGCGCCCGCGATGGTCTGAGACAAATTGGCAAAAGCTGCGGCAAAATCGTTCAATGCCGGAATGCCAGAACTACCGATAGCCGCCGCCATTGCATCTTGAATTTCTGTGAAGTCTGCCTGCGTGGCGGTACCGTCGGCGACCTTCGCTCGAAGATTCTGAAACGCCTGATTCAGGTCGTTGATGATTTCTGTTTCTTCACCGGCCGATGCGAGCTGACTTTTCAGATCCGTGAAAGCAACATTGACCGCCTCAATCTCTGCACGGGCCAGCGTCCATTGTTTGTCGGCCAACGTTCTCGACGCCTGCAACAGGTCAGCCGCATTTTTCGCGGTCGCCAGAGCGGCAACATAAGCCTGAAGCGCGGGCACAGCGTCGCCCCACGTCTTCGCGACACTCTCGATAAGTTTCGCCTGTTCCTCAACTACCTTGTTCGCCTCTTCCCCCCCGCTTGTCAGGCTAGAAAAGTATTGAACGGCATAACCACCCGCGCCAATAATGGCGAAGGTCAGCAAAGAAAACGGGTTCAGGACGGACGTCACCGCACCCGCCAAGATCGAACCGAAACCGCGAATTGACGTGCCGGTTTGGTTGAACAATTGCGAAATCTGCGTGCCTTGCTGCAGCATAACCAGAAATGGCGACTGACCACCGGCAAGAGACACCCCGATATCGTTAAACTGGGCGGCTAGATTTGCCGTCGCGAACGACGCATTCCTGACAGCGCCGGTTGCAGCGGTGGCACCCCTGCTCACACCGTTAAATGCCGCTCCCGCCCCTTTGCTGATGTTCTGATTTGCCGCCGCAAAATCATTTTCCATCTTCTGTGCAGACTTCGCGGCGTCCTTCACGAGTTTTGCAAGTTCTCGCTCCATCCGCGCTTGTGTCACGCCGATTTGGACAAGTAGACCGCCGCTATCTGCCGATTCAGCCATTTTTCGTTCTCTCCAAATGCTCGTGGTAGTCCTTCAGCTCGTTCTCCAAGATGTCACGCCACTCTTCTGATCCTTTGAGCAGCGCGATAACGAAAGAAGCACCCGTGAAAACGTCATACCGGCGCAAATCTTCACCCACGAGGGAAGCGCCGGGGCTTTTGTCAAAACCGGCCATCATGGCGCGGAATGACGTTTCCAACGGTGAATAGGTCTGATCGTTGCTCATCAATGCGCCCATACGTCTTGCTGGTCTGCAAAATCCAAAAGTTCGGCTTTAATCGTTTCCGCTAACTCTGGTTTATCGCCGAGAAGGTTCATCGCGACGGCTGCACTAGCGAACCAATTGTATCGCAGGGTGCGGAGCTGTGCGACGGACAAGCTTTCTCCTGCAAACATCGCACAAACGAAGTTTTGAAACTCATTCTCGATCGGGGTGTAGCTGGTATCGGTTTTCATGATCACCTCCGTTGATGTGACACAGTGGTATCACGGTACTAGAAGAAACCGCAACTACTTTTTTCCTCACTTTATCCCCGCATCACTGCATTTTATTCGTTTCGTATCCGAACCGATTTTGTCCCGACGGTGCATCAGTGAAAAAGTGCTTGGGGGGCCGGTCCGCAGCATTCAGGGCTGTAGCGATTCCCCAAGTGGTCAATGACGTTTCAATGACGTTTCAATGACGAGCTCAAGTCGAAATAGATCAACTAAATCAATGACATGACGAGAATGGCGCGTTTTGCCCACATCTCCAGACATAATGAAGCAAACAAACCATTCTTTTTTATTCTCTCTGCATAAGAGTTGGAATAAGTCGTCACACTCGTCATGAATGATAATTAACTGTTTAAATACAAAGGCTTAAGCATGACGATTTGAATTTTAAAGTCGTCATGGGTCGTCATGGGTCGTCATGGATCACTCGAAAATAAACCCGCTACGAGGGCGGGTCATTATAGTTGAATGATGATTGTTCAATCAGACGGGCATTCCGCGAATTGATAGACCGGTTATGACACGCTCATGCATAGTACGTGACCGACCGTAGCCCAACGCCTCAAGCCTGTTCCCGAACTGCAGCAGACCAAGGATGTTTCTGACACCATTCGACTCGGCCCATCCTCGATACACCCCGTAAAGCATCGTTGTGCCGACCGACGCACCCGGCTTCGGCTCGCACCTATCGTCCACGAACTGAGCGACCTGATCCGCTTCGACCTGCCACTTCCTTTTTGCTTCGAGCGAAGAGACAGGCACGGTGAAGCCGTTACGGACGACAACAGCGGCGTATGCCCCAAGGACGTGGTTAAGGATGCCCGGTAGTTCGGCCCGGAGCTTCTGCTTAAGGTTAGGATCCTGTTCGGAAGGTGCAAAGACTCGGTTGAATTTAATCACCAGGGCGCGCCGAAAGAAGGCGTCGGAATAGTCTCGTGTGTGTGGGACGAAGTTAGTTCCAAACCAGCACGTTGCAAAAGGACGCATAACGAAAGGGTCTTTGCCCTTGTGCTCTACCGTCGCCGCTTCACCACTGGTTATGGCCTTCAGTTCGGCGTCCGCGATCGTCTCACCTTGTTTCAATTCGCTGATGATGTTCGCTAGCTTCTGGTCGAGATGGCCTCGCTGAAAACGGTTGTCGAAATTGGACGGCTGGACACCCGCGACATTCTCTTTGCCTAGAAGCGCCTCAAGGGTTGCCAGCAGAACAGATTTACCGTTCGCGCCAGCACCAATCAGCAACGCGAATTTCTCTCGGTTTGCATGGCTCATGAGCGAATAGCCCATCATTTCCAAGACCACTCGAATTTTGTCGTCTCGGTCCTGATCGTCTCGAAAGACATCCATCAAAAACCGCTCGAAGAGGGGTGCACGTGCCGTTGGATCGAAGGCAACAGGGATTTGAGTTGTTCTATACAATTCGCGCCGATGCGGATTCAGCACCCATTGCCCATTTACGAATTCGAGTTCGCCATTTGTGCAATTGACCGTTTCGGAATTGCCAAGATTGAATTCATGATCCGGTCGAAAAATCTCAGTCTTCATCACATCGGTGACGCCACTGATACGAGGTGCGGTGACGGTGAAGCCGTCGGCCGCAAGCGTCGCCTGGACATGCTTCTTTAACTCTCGATCGTCCGCACGCTTCCAGACCCCGTGAGAGAATTTCCAACTGAATTGACCGACATGAATAATGTTCTCGGGGCCAATTTTTGAAATGGCTTTGCGAGCAAATTCCAAATGGTCCGGTTCGCTTTCCTCGGATCCCGCCTGCTTTTTCAGGTCCGCCATTGTCAGGCCGGTGTTTGCCTTGAGCTGTGAAAGCACCGTTGCTTTTTCAACAGCTCCGAGCTTTGCCGCTTCACCACACAGACGCTTGATCGCTTCGACATCGGCGGGCGAAATGTCTCTCGCTTCTGTCATCACCTGATTGAACGTCGTGCCCACAGGGGCGACGGCAGGGTGACGCGAATAGACATTGCGGGTGGACTGCACGGCTTTGCTGATCGTCACCGAACAATAGTCGGCACGTTCCCACTTATCGCGCATCAGACCAGAACGACGAAACAGCCGGTCCATTCGAGCCGGGTTCTTGCCTGTCCAGAAAGCGAGGGCGTTGCAAAGCGCCTGGTCGGCGCTGGAATGATCGAACGGCTTTCCGCTCGTTGACGGATAGACACGCCCCAAGACATCCACACGGGCTTGCCATAGGTCGGTGAACGATGCCGCGTCGCCGAACGCTGCCGCGATGCTACCACGGGCTGACAGCATCAGGGCGATAAGCTCATCATCATCCGTCGGCCCCGACCATGCCGGATCGGCGACGTCAACCAACGGTGTGCTGTCGGTCGGATCGGTCGAGACTGGCACGATCGAAGCAAGCAAAGGCGTCCAATCGAGATCGGGATTCAAGCCATTGTTGTTCGGCCCGAGAGCGATAAAACGCTTATCGGTGTAGACCTCAATTTTAAGACCCGAAGGCAACACGAACTTTTTCCGCCTCGGGCCGAGAGCAAGAATGTCAGCACGGCCCCAAATATGAAAGCCGTTTCCCGACACGCTCAGTTCGGAAAATGCGCCGGGAAACATCGCCAACAAATCTAGAGCTCGTTGATCCCAATTGCCGGCCGTGTCTTTCGCGTCATCGACATCGATGCAAAAAAACGGATCGCCATCGGTGAGAACGAAACCCACGGGAAGGCCGGTCGCCCGAGCTTGGTCGTATGTTAACCAGTTCTTGGGGTCGTGAGGGTCGATCGGAATTCGAGACTTCGGATCGGTCGGAATCTTCGTCGGCTTGCCGCCTGGAACAGGTACGGCTTGCCACGTGATGAACTGTTGAAGACCTATCATTTTCCACCCCAAAGGCTTGCGAAGCAGCGGGGCAATGTGGTATTCAAATACCCGCGATCATGTTTATTCCCCCCGTTTTCCTTTCCCGAGGAAGCGGGGGTTTTTCGTTTTGGCGGTCCATCGCGGTTTGACAACGCACGCCTAACACATTGATTTCCAATCGAGTGTTTGACAGGTTTTCCCGCAGAAGCTATTGAAATCGCCGGTACAAACCCGGATTGAAAATCCGCGTGTCGGTGGTTCAAATCCGCCTCCGGGCACCATTTTCTCCTGAGAAAGATATTCGTTCACGGCGGCCTTTCCCGCTGAATTTACCTGTCCTTCTCCGCTCCGTCTCCACCAAGCCCCTTGGCCGCCTCCATGCCGGGCGTTGAGCGGTCCTCCTTCCGCCTGCGACTAACGGAGAATGTACGACTCTCCGCAGATTGGTTACTCCTAGACAATTGTCTATTCCGCCTTGGGACAAGGATGGGCGGGATCGACCTGGAGGAAGCGTCGTCCGCTTGGGCGACGTCACCGTTGCGCGAGATCTGTTCGTTGGAAACGGAACGGGTCGGGCGTTGGGGCAGAATTCACGGAGGAGGAAATAATGGCAACTACGGAAATGAACGTTGGGGATCGTTCGCGCCCCATGACTGCGGAGGAACGAAAGGTCATCATGGCCTCGTCCGCCGGCACAGTCTTCGAATGGTACGATTTCTATCTCTACGGCTCGCTCGCCGCGATCATCGGCGCGCAGTTCTTCACGGCATTTCCGGAAGCCACGCGCAACGTCTTTGCGCTTCTGGCCTTTGCCGCCGGCTTCATCGTGCGCCCCTTCGGCGCGCTGGTCTTTGGTGCGCTGGGCGATCTGATCGGCCGCAAATATACCTTCCTTATGACGATCTTGATCATGGGCGGTTCGACATTCCTCGTTGGCATGCTTCCGGGCTACAGTTCCTGGGGAGCCGCAGCGCCGATCATCCTGATCGTCCTGCGTATGTTGCAGGGCTTGGCGCTCGGTGGTGAATACGGTGGTGCCGCCGTCTATGTGGCCGAACATGCGCCGGCCAACCAGCGCGGCTATTTTACCGCCTTCATCCAGACGACGGCAACGCTCGGCCTGCTGCTCTCGCTGGTCGTCATCCTGTCGGTCCAGAGCTATGTCAACAGCCACTGGGATCCGACGCCGGTTCTCGACGCAGCCGGTGCGGCGGTCATGAATCCGGATGGAACGGCCAAGATGATCAAGGCTTTCGATCTCTGGGGATGGCGCATCCCGTTCCTCGGCTCGGTCGTCCTGCTGCTGATCTCGCTCTACATCCGCCTGCAGATGAATGAATCGCCCGCCTTCAAGAAGATGAAGGAAGAGGGTGCCGCCTCGAAGGCACCGCTGCGCGAAGCTTTCGGCACCTGGAAGAACGGCAAAATCGCCCTGATCGCGCTCTTCGGCCTCGTCGCCGGCCAGGCCGTCGTCTGGTATTCGGGCCAGTTCTACGCCCTGTTCTTCCTGCAGAACGTCATCAAGGTCGACAGCTTCACCGCCAACGTTCTCGTGGCATGGTCGCTGATCCTCGGCACCGGTGGCTTCCTGTTCTTCGGCTCGCTCTCCGACCGCATTGGTCGCAAGCCGATCATTCTAGCAGGCTGCCTGATTGCGGCTCTCACCTACAACTTCGTCTTCCCGCTGCTGACCAAGACGGCGAACCCGGCCCTTTACGCCGCTCATCAGACCCCGGTCACGGTGACGGCAGCCCCTGGCGACTGCTCGTTCCAGTTCAACCCGACGGGCACAGCCAAGTTCACCTCGTCCTGCGACATCGCCAAGTCGACGCTCGCCAAGACCTCGGTGAACTACGAAACGATCGAAGATCCGGCAGCAACCGCCGCTCAGGTCAAGGTCGGCGACACGGTCATCGCATCCTATGATGCCTCTGCGCTGACCGGCGACGACGTCAAGGCCGTTCCGGCGGCCTTCACCAAGTCGATCAACGATGCGCTGACGGCTGCCGGCTATCCGCTGGTCGCCGACAACAACCCGACGGTCGCCAAGGCGTCGAACTTCTTCGACATCTTCACCGGCCAGAAGATCGGCGTCATCCTGATCTTGACCTATCTCATCATCCTGGTGACCATGGTTTACGGTCCGATTGCCGCCATGCTTGTCGAACTCTACCCGACCCGCATCCGCTATTCCGGCTTGTCGTTGCCCTACCATATCGGCAACGGCTGGTTCGGCGGCCTGCTTCCGGCGACCGCATTCGCGATCTCGGCGCAGACCGGCAACGTCTATGGCGGTCTCTGGTACGCGATCATCATCGCCGGTGCGACCGTCGTCATCGGCGCGCTGCTGGTCCCCGGCAACACGCATAAGAAGGATATCTTCAAGGATTGATCGCCTCGAAGAGAAATGAGTGAGTGGGGACAGGCCGGCTTTGCCGGCCTGTTTCATTTCGGGTTCTGCTCTGCGATCTCCGGACATGCTGCAGACTTGATGCCGGGTGCTAGACGTTCTGACATCCAGACGAACAGTCGGCGCATGCAGGTCTTCAGGGAAGAAAGGGATTCTGATCCCTTTTCAGATAGAGGGCTGTGATTGCGGGAGCCCCGTTCCGACGGCGGGATGAGGCGAGGGACTTGCCTCACCAAATGCATCCTTGTGACGTCTTTCCTGTCAGTGACGTATTTTGCGAGCAATGCTCCAACCCGCGAGCATCACGCCAAGGATCAATCCATTGCTGACGATCCCGAGGCCGATGGCTTCGAAACGGTTGACGGTCGATGCCGCAGCGGTTGTCAGTGGAATGAGGATGGCGATGAAGACCACGCCCATGGCGAGCGGCATCCAGAGGCCCATATTTGCCCTGGTCCGCAATGCGGTCAGCAACAGGAAGAAGATCAACCCGATCCGAAACGGATCCATCAGTTGAGAAAGGACGATGTCCCCCATGGGTGGCCCCTCAGCTATTGTATTCGTTGATCAAGACATACCATTTTCTCGGTCCTGATCCGTGGCAGACTATGGGGTTGGCTGTGATGCGTCTAGACTGGACGGCGGAATAACCTGCCACCGCTTTCAAATACGTAGACGCGACCGCTGTTGTCCTGAAACCCGTTTCCCCGTTCGGTTCAAGCCCGGCCCATCACCTGCACTGTCCGTCCGGCACATCGAGGGTGTAAGATGTCTTGCCCGGTCCATCGGGTAGAACGGGAACGAGGTAAACCTTCAAGTCGCAGTCCTGCGTCCGGATCGTCCATTCTGCGGCACCATCCTTGCGCGTGCCGGTATTGCTGATTGCGCCGATCGGCTGCTGCCGCAGTATGTCCGCCAGTTTCGGATCGCCGAGGATCGTGCCGATCCGCTCAATGCTGTCATAGTAGCCGGATAGCGCTGCCTCGGACGAAGGGCCAAAACCTGTTGCGAAGAGTGCGGCGATCAAGACCAGGCGTTTCAT